GCGCTAATTTGCGGACAGCGATATTATTGGATTCGAATTTCTGAGCTAGCTCATTGGTGCTCAGGGAAGTGTTGACTGATTCAACAAAGTTCTGGAGAAATTGGCTAGAAGATACAGTTTCCTGCATTAGCCTGAGCAAATTCTTTAGCTTTGGGTCTCGGAAAGAAACATAAGGAAAAATGATGTCCTTGAGAGGAACATCAGCTCTCTTACCTCTTATCTGACTAAGCTCTCTTACTGATATGCCCATGGCCTCAGACAGATATTTAAGAAAGATACGCTCCCCGATAACTACATCGCTCTTATTTACTACGTTTAGCTTGTACTTCTTATTAATCTGTTTACGCAGATCTATTTTCTCTTTACACATATCGTAGAAACGTGCAGTGAAGAGAACATCGTTCCGGTTATACTCGACAAGTCTTTTGAGTTTATGCTCATCGATTGCTTCTGTATGGTGCATAGGCATATCCATTACATTGTCCCAACCGCAAGATACTTCTAGTGCTTTGAGTGAGGTACGCCTGGCTTTGTTATCATAATGATTGAGGAGAAATAAGTCTAGCTGAGGAATTAATTCTTCTACGTATTGTTTTTTCTCCTCGGCTATTATGCTCTGAGCCCGATTATATATCTTCTCAGCTGTTATATTTTCAGTAGTGAGAATATAATGTAGCACAGGCCAATCGAAATGGATATTATTGAAGCCGACCATGCCCACCTTTTTCTTTCTCAGATCATTGAGATAGTCTATTAATTTTTCTGTATCGTTCTGTTTCTCCCATATCACGAATAAAGATTCGGATTGGGTCTCAGTGTTGTAATCCATATAGGTAAAACAATTACTGAATGTCTCTATGTCATATACTACCGGCATTATCTTGTTCTAAATGTGAAATCTATTATTGTTATTATTCCTTCTGATGTTTGTAATTCTTTTTTATATTTCTTTCCGAAGCGAGTCCACCCTTCAGAAACTACAGGAACTCTAAACTCCTTAGTCTCAAAATAAGGCTGATTCTTCATCTCCTTGAGCCATGTTGGACATAGATTGAATTCCGTAACCTCTAGCCCACACTTCTTCGCTTGTAAACATACCATTAGCAGTGCTTTGAATACCATCTTTATAAGTTAATAAATTTTGAAATTTGCCATCCTCGCTGTATTGTCCGCTGTCACGATTAAACTCGTATTCAACCTTACCTAATTTACCACGAAAATGCCATTTGATTTTTTGAATATGCAGTTCTACTGGATCTTTTGTACCGTTATCGAATGAGCGGTGAACTGCGATGCCCACATCCGGAACGTTGAAGAAGTGATGGGAACCTGATATATCGTATAGGCGAGGTACATTGTACTGCCCATTGCTCTTATCCATCTTACGAGGGTGAGCCACCAGAGTCACGTTCACATTGTTCTTAACAGCGAATTGCTTTAGCTTGCGAAGTAAGTTGCCTATCTTCTCATTGCTGCTATCATCACTATCTTCCTGCTGAATGTAATTGAACGGATCTAAACATAAACAGTCTATCCCATTTCTTTTTATCATTGTCTCTGCTATTCTCAGCAGATTATTAATGCTGTAATCTTCCAAGGTTTCTACGTTATAGAACCAAAAAGATTTCCCAATCAAATTTATAGCCACCTCAATCTCCCTCTCACTCATATTGCTTAACTTTTTATTGAGCAGTTGCTCGCTCATCCTTGTCATTTTCAACGGAGCTACGTTCTCAGGGCTGAAGATTCCAAACTTCCAACCCTTGAGATGTGCTAAGCGCAGGAACATAAAGTCGAGCCATGTGCTCTTACCTGATCCTGGAATACCGGTAACTACAACCAATTCACCACGATTCCACGATAGATGTTTATCGGTCTCAGACATATCCACAAGAGAGCCAACAGGATAACCGTCTTTGTGATAAGACATAATGGTGGACAGGTAATCACTAGCAGAACTTATCTCTGATATTGGTAAAGGTTTAGCATCATCAAATAAGCGAGTGATGAAGTCCTGACCATATGCCTTGAGGCAATCGTTGGCATCCTTTTGATTTACAGGAAACTCGATTATACGTACATCTGAGGCCGAAAACCTACGTGCAATATCTTCGGATAACTTGCGCCCAGGCTCATCATTATCGGTAGCGAGATAGATAGTCTTATTTTCTAATAGTTCGTACACGCTATCCAACCACTCCAAATTATTATTATTCTTAGATGCACCATTAGGCACAGAAATGGCAGCAAAATTACTCTGGTGCCAAACCATAGTTTCTTCTTCTCCCTCGCAGATGATAACGTAATCCTTATCCTTAACCGAGTCGATGTTGTAAGGAATTTTACGTGCATCTTTAACCATCTTGAAGTGCTTATCCCTGGTCTTGAACTTGATATTGATCAGCTCATCATCCATGAAATAGTTGAAACAGATAACCGGATGCTCCTTTTGTGTTTGTGGCATCCATTCAACAGACTGAGAAATCTTGAATGCTTCGACAGTTTCTTTCTTAATTCCTCGTGCTGAGAACCAATCGAATATATTTTGAGATGTTGCAGGAGGCTTGCCTTCGGGCCTCACATATTGATTAACCGAACCAGACCAACCGCAATGGTGACATTTCCAAAGACCATCATCTATGTTAACACCTAGTGATGCATCTTTACTTTTCTTACGTGTGTGAGCACACTTAGGACAGGTAGTCTTTACCTCACCGGACCACCGGTTACGTAAGTCTATGCCTAGTTTGATTAACTTATCTGCATTCATACTACATCTATCTTTTCATTGATCGCAAATTCGTAGATAAAATCACGGACTGCCTGGAGTTGTTCGAATGTTTCTCTCTGGTATTCACCATGTTTTATTTTCTCTCTGATTAAATAATCTATTTCAATAACTAGTTGTTTATACTTGTATGCATTCACCGCTGTTTCAAAATCTTCCTGTTCTTCAGGCAATTTAAATTCTATTTTAGCTTTCATTTTTTAATTGTTTATAAAATTGTTCTACTGCTTCACGTTTAGATAAGAAAGGTTCTCCATCAACAAACCATATCTCCTGGTCTTCAACCCATTCAGAATACATACGTGGTTTGAATAAGTGGATAAGCACCTCTCTTTCAACCGTGACATATTTAACTATCCGTCCTTTGAACTCTGGCACTAATGTACCGAGGTCCATGCCTTTGTGAATCATAGGACCACCAGAGAAATCAATCATTGAGAACTGATTGCTTGGCCACCCGAATTCGGTCTGAGTTCTGTAGTGAGACCAAGCCCCAATCATTTTAATTAGATTGGGGCTCAGCTCATCGAGACTCATTGTTTCATCATGCCTGTTCTTGTATGTTGGCATTTCCTACGTTGTACTTTTCCATGAGGCCCATTTGGATTTCACGGATGTGATTTAAACTGAACTCGCCTCCGATTTCGTTAATCTTTTCATAGGTCAGGATAATAGCTTCTGCTACTACATGATTAACATTGATTTGCTGGAGCGCAAGAGCACTCACCATGGCATTTACTTTTTCGTTTTGTTCCATATTTTTTATTTAAGGGGTTGCAAATGTAATTAATTTTGATCGAAGTTCAAACCTTTGCAGGAGATTAAATCGATAAATTGTTTGGCAGAACGGTACGTGTAGAACCGGCATCCATAATCAAAGACTGATAGATACCATTCTCCATTTTCGTCCTCTTGGCACAGGACAGGGATACCGTTGTACTTCTGCTCAAAGTAATGATATACTTTATCATCACCTGTTTGTTCCGTAGGCATAGTTACTTTCTGTAAGCGCAGCCTCAATACTTGTCTTAGTGTCATATATTTCTTTTAATTGGTGGCGAATGTTTTTGTTAAACTCGTTGTAATCGATTTGGGTCTCAGGCTCAACGATCCTCATTGCTTGGGGGCTGTGCTCCTGGATACTCTCTGTTAATCTTTCTAGTATGTATATCATTTGATTTTTCTTATTGTTTGTATGTAGTCCGGTGCTGAAGCATACCTGCCATCGATTGCCCGGAGATAATAGTCCTGAATGTGAATGTAGCATTTGATATTATCACGATATGTTTTATAGGTTGCATATGGTCCGTACTTACCTGATACATACTTGCAGTTGTGATGTGTAATACCAAATAGATTCTTAGCTCTCCTACCTACATTGCTTTTACCTAACTGAGATTCTATTTCTGCCTGGGCGATTGCTACATTTGATAGAACGCATCCACTTTCTACAAGAGCTTTGGTTAAGCTATCACGATTAAGTGGTACATCATATGCCTTGGATGGTGTGATGTTGCGATAGATTATCTGTGCTTTGGGGTTCTTTAGAAGCAGGAAGATATTGAATGTTATGAGGCCCAAAACTAAGAGTATTACTATTACTTTTTTGAACCAGTTGTTTTTAACTATCCGATAGTTGAGTTCAGAATCTATTTGTATTTTCATATTATTAATCCTTGTTTTTCAAATTTCCATGTTTTAACTGCTGCTTTCCAATTCTTCATTTTATTCTTACCTATCATCCATCCTTTGGACTCGTAGAAATTAAAGAAGCGTGCTGCATTATCTTTGTGATCCTTTACGTTCTGAGACCGAAGGTAATCCTCGACCTCAGTCAGCGTAGGAATACTAAAACTTTTATTGGTAAGTGCGTTGACCAAATCGGGGTTAGACCGCCAGGATGGATCAATCTTGTTCAACAAGTGCACTAACACAATCCGGATATTTTTCTCCATATAATTGTTCGATTTGTTTAATGAGTTGATTTTCTTTTCTGAACATGGTAGGAACGCTTAGCCAGTTCTCAACAATCTTGAGAGAGTTGATAATGGTTGTATGGTTGCGATGTCCCATCTGATTTGCAATGCTCTGCAAGGTCATACCGGCTATCTTCCTGAGGAGATAACCGTAGATGTGGCGTATTGTTACCTCATCCATTCTCCTGCTTCTTCTGTGCTCCCACAATTCTCGTGGTACGCCTATCACATCTTCGATGCATTCCTGAATCTGTTCTTTAATCTTTCTTTCTTGTTTTGTTTCAATGGTTATCATATATTTTATTGTTTAATATTTTTTGAATGGTTGAGGCGTAGAACTTGCCTCCTTTACTTCCTTTAATTCCTTTTGCATTTAGTGTTTGGGCGATGCTGTACAAAGGTAAGCCCTGGCTGTGCATCTCCATTACCTGATTGACAATAAGCATAGCGTTGGGGTCGGGCCTCAGAACACCATTCTCATTCACATATCCTATAGGGGGATAAGGACAATACACTTTCTTATTCTTCTTGAGATTAGCTTTAACACTTCGTGTATGTTCACCGGTAACATCGGACTGATATTCTGCAAAGACAGCCATCAGGTTTCGCATAGCTTTGCCGGAGGATCCTGACATCATTGGCTCCTCGATGGAATAGAATTTAATTTTGCGATGTTCTAGCTCAGCCATGTGGATTATGTTGTCCTTCAAATTACGAGCAAAACGTGTGCTGTGCCATACGATAACTGCGCTGATACCACCTTGTCTGAGTCGGGTAAACATTTCTTGGAAGCCTGGTCGTTTGGTATTTCTACCGCTGTATCCGGCATCCTCGTAAATCTTTTCGAGTGTGTAACCTTTCTCGCTGGCGTACTCTTGAATGCGAGCAATCTGATTGTCTAGAGATGTTCCTTTGTCGGCCTGCATATCGGTAGATACACGGATGTAGCCAACTGCTTTACTTGTTTGATTTTTCATTTCTCTTTTTGCTTAGTTTATGTATCAATCTAGTAACGTACTCTTTTCTTGTAAATCCTCTGTGTATGCATAGCTCATTGAGATATGGATAGAGATGGGGCTCCATGTAGATGCTAACCTGTTTTCTTTTCTGTTGCAACTGTTCGGGCCTCTGACGAATTAACCACTTCTCTAACCTGATTGCTTGCTCAATCCTCAGGGAGAGATAATCAAATGCTTCCTTCTCGCTACCAAATTTGGTAACGAATTTGTCGTATAGCTCTTCCGGTATATCAATGTCTATCTGTTTCATTTGGTTATTGTGCTATATAAATATTGTATAAACTTAGACTGAAGGAAAAAGAAAAAGATTCCAATACCAATTATGTACACATACACCATTATTTCATTCAGCGTTCTCATCTATTATATTTCCCTCCTCATCGATTGTCATATAATCACCATGCTTGATGTCGAGTATTTCGTTCTCATCGTACTCCAGGGCGAATTTGATAGCTTCCTTGAGATCATCTGAGCCCCATTGGTAATAGATAGTGTAGGTTGAATCCATTGCGTACACGATACAGAAGAAGGAAGACTCCGGACAATCAGGTACAATCTCGCTCTGAATATCTTTTGCATTCTCAATTAAGTCTTCGATAACACTTTCGGGTGTTACGCTATCAATCAAATCATCTTCGCTGTAACCTACGCAGAATGAGTAACGTGGTACTTTTGTTTCTAAGGTAAACGGATTAAACTCTACGCTACCCTGGTCGATTAGTTTATTAATTATGTTTTTCATTTTGTAATTACTTTAGCCCATTGTTCTGCAAAAGCATTGGCCATGCCTGGAAATGTTTTGCTTCTGAGTGTTTGTCTTTCTGCTTTTGTTTTGGCTTTTGATAGTGCTTCGTAATACCACAGAGGTTGACTCTTTTTCTTGCCGGTCTTGGTATCAATCCACTCAAAACGCTCCCCTTTGCCTACGATATTGGTTGGTGTCAGGAGAGGTAAGTTCTTCAGCCATAGGCAAGTTGTTTTGGTTGCCTCGTCTCCGAAGTGGTAGGGCTGCACAATCTGATCAGGCTTTCTCCAGCGTGTAGAGAGTAAGCCAACAGGATTTTCGATTGCAACGTGTTTGATGGGTGCATTGTACAATGCCTTAACAAACTCTATGCTGTCGAGCATATCTTGTCTTCTGTTCGGATAATTGGGATTGGGCCTCCGATCCTCAAAGGGTAAGTGTACATCTTCAGGATGTGACAACCATGCCACACCACTAACGGTAAGATACGTACATGGGGGGTGAGCAATCATTAAATCCCAACCCTCGTTGATAATCTCGAATACATCCCCTTGGTGATGCCATTCCGGATGTCCACCTGAACATGGAAGCAAATCACAGGAGAATGCTTCGTAACCTAAATTTCTGAAAGCCTTTGTTGTTGCTTGGCTTTCTTCGCAAGCGATTAGTATTTTCATATGTTTAAATTGTTTGTAGAGAGAGTGATGAGTGTGTATTCTTTTTGGCTAAGATGGATTCCACCTTATTAACAATTGCATCTGCGTAGTAAGGAGTGCTAAGCTCTTCGAGATAAGATATTAAATCTGATTTGCTGTAGCAGTAGGACCAGGTAACGAGTTCGCCTGAATCCCAATCCAAAGCGGATACTTTGTAAACTGTCTTTTTTGCTTGAGGTATTTCAACCTTGATGATACCGCCAATGGCGTATTCACCAATCTTAAATGTTTTTATCATGTGTTTTCGGTGTGCAATAT